TAGGTAAACAGATTGCAAATGCCAAGTATGGTATAGTATTTCATACGACATACGAGGGTTCAAGTATAGATGATTTGGGCGCCTCATTCGGTGCAGATATATCTTCTTTAGGTCATAACAATGATGTATGGATTGATGATGCAACCTTTAAGAATGTTGCAGGTAATTCTACACTCACAGGAAAAGAAACACTTAAGTTATCTACTCTACTTACTAAAACAGGTAAGTCATTTCATAAAATCAAAAGACCTTCACTGATTAAGTTTATGAAGATACAAGACACCATTGCATCTAAAGGTGCAGGTGCAACATACAAAACATACATGAACGCCCAAATAAGAAAGGGTAAGTTCAATCTAAACTATAATGATTATCTTAAACACTTTGAGAACTATTGGAAAACAAAAGTGGTTGGTGCAGTAAAGATGCAGAAGACAAAAGATATCAAAGAACAAATAGGTAAAGACCTTGTCAGAGATATCAGAAGTCTTAAACCATTCATAACTGCATTGACAGAGTTTCAAGTAGGCATGGTTGAGGCGAAACAGATTATCATAGATGGTTTAAACAAAGCAAAATCAATCGGCACATTCGTAAGAACACCCACAGGTTTAAAAGTAGTAAATCCTGAGGGATATGTTGCAATCGATGATGACGGTAAGGCAGTGAAGTTAGTAGACCGTATGGAGTTCTCACTAAATAACTTTACAGCTGCAAAGGCATGGGACAAATAATGAAAACATTACAATCATTCATATCAGAGGCGAAACAAAGACCCGCTGTTTTTTCATTCGGAAGGTTCAACCCACCCACAATTGGGCATGGTAAACTTGTCGATAAACTAAACAAGGTATCAAAGTCAGTAAAAGGCGACCCAATGATATTTACTTCTCACTCAAATGATAAGAGAAAAAATCCACTGAATCACAAAACAAAGATTCAGTATCTAAGAAAGTTCTTTTCTAAGAAGGTTGGTGTACCAGATGCAAACGCCAGAACAGTATTCGATGTCGCAAACGCATTACACAAACAAGGTTATACTAGTATCACTATGGTTGTTGGTTCAGATAGAATCAGAGAATTCGAAACACTACTTAAGAAATACAATGGTGTAAAGGCAAGACACGGTTTCTATAAGTTCGATGATATAAACATAGTTAGTGCTGGTGAAAGGGATCCAGATGCTGATGATGTGTCAGGTATGAGTGCATCTAAGATGAGGGCAGCCGCAGAACAAGATGACTTTGATTCATTCAAAGGTGGCGTGCCAGATAAAAAACTCGCAGACAAACTATACAAAGATGTGCGTAGAGGTATGGGAATCGCAGAGGAGTCGTTCTCCACTCTACCAGACTACATGATTGAGGACTTACTTAGAGAAGGTGTATATGACCCAGGTATCTTTAAGGCAGTATTCTTCATGGGTGGTCCAGGTTCTGGTAAGTCAACAGTAGTAGATGGTTTGGGTTTGAAGGCATTAGGGTTGAAACTAGTCAATACAGATAAGTCATTTGAGAATGGTCTAAAGAAGGCAGGTCAAACCTTAGACTTAAATGCAGTACCTGCCGATATCAGAGACCCAATTAGAAAGAAGGCGAAGAGACAAACTACTCGATTGATGGACAGATACATTGACAATAGACTTGGTCTTATCTTCGATACTACAAGTGCAAACGACACTAAGATTAAAGCGTATAAGAACATGTTAGATAAACTTGGTTACGAATCTAAAATGGTGTATGTCAGTACATCACTTCCAAACGCATTGGCAAGAAACAGTTCAAGACCAAGACAATTACCAGATGCGATTGTTAAGAAAGATTGGAACAATTCACAAAAGAATATTGCATCTATGCAGAAACTATTCAAAAGAGACTTCATGCAAGTATCAAATGATGATGATTTAGATTCTTTAAAAAGAAAAACTAACTCAGTCTTTGGTAAATTGATGGCATGGTCTACATCATTTCCTGGAAACACCAGAGCAACACTCTGGAAACAAAGACAACTATTAACAAAGAAATTACATAAATAGAAGTATGACTACATTATTTAAAAGAATCTTAGAACAAAGAGTTAAACAAGACAAAGACATTAAAGATAAAGAAGGTTCACAACCTGCAAAATATCATAGTGGTTTGTCTAAAGACACTAAACAAAAACGAGATGCACACTTTAAGGCAAAGAAAAGTGGACCTGCACCTGGTGATGATGAAGGTAAGACTAAGAAGTCAGTTCATACTAAGAAGTATGAAAAACAGTTTGGCGAAGAAACCGTGATAGTAGAAAAGATTACAGGTTTGGTAAACAAGGCAAAGAAATCAGGCATCTCATATGGTATTCTAAAGAAAGTTTACGATAGAGGATTGGCTGCATATAAGACTGGTCATAGACCTGGTACAACTGCACCACAATGGGCATTTGCCAGAGTGAATAGTTTTATCACTAAAGGTTCAGGCACATGGGGCAAGGCAGACAAAGACCTTGCAAACAAAGTTAGAGGTGAGTCATTCGTTGCAGACGAAGACTTCACAATGGACGAAGCATGCTGGGATGGTTACAAACAAGTTGGTACAAAAAAGAAAGGTGGAAAAGTAGTTCCTAATTGTGTGCCAGAAGAGACCGAGATAGAAGAGAACGCAAAAGTCAAAGCAATGTTAAGTAAGATGAAAGGTGTTTCATCTGCTCAGGCACAATTAATTGCACAAATACCAATACCTGTATTGACTCAAATATCACAGGCATTGGGTCAGTTAGTAATGGGCGAAGATACTGTAGAAGAAGATAGAGATTACAAAAAAGAGTATGAGAACTATCAAGGCAAACCAGAACAAATCAAAAGACGAGCTGCAAGAAATTCAGCTAGAAATCAGTTAAAAGACAACAAAGACATAAAGGGTAAAGATGTTCATCATAAAGATAACAACCCAATGAATAATGATAAATCAAATCTATCAATAGTATCTAAAAACTATAATAGAAAAGAACCTAGACTTAGAGAAAGACTAGTAAAACAGGGGATAATTAAAAATGGCAAAAGGTAATAAAACAGACAATGGTGTTCATCTAATGGGTACAGATGAAATGCTTGCCGCTTACAAGGCAGATACACCAGGTGAATTAGAAACATCTTATACTGAAAATGTAGACAAGATGATTAAGATTCAAGGTAAGAAGAACAAAGAAGGCAAGAAGAATCATATGTCTATGTTGTTTGATAATCCTTTAAAGGGATATCCTTACAATGAGTCAGTAGAACTAAAAGAACTTGAAGAAGAAATCGATGCACTGATTCTATCTGAAGCATTATCCAAAAAAATGAATATCCAAAAGTACGCAAAGAAAGTAGGATTTAATTCAGACGAAGTTCAATGGATTATGGACAACGAAGATGAAGACCATTACGAAAATAATAGTGCCATGAAAAATGAGTGGAGTGCATTATCATATCCTATCAGAACAGGTGATTACTACTTTGCCTTCATTGGTGACCGTATGACTGATACCTCTATCACCAAAGCAAATAACAAAATGAATGATGCCATGAGAAAGTATTTTCAAATGGGTCAAAAGAAACTAGAAACATTCTATGATGATGATGCAGAATACAGTAAAAAAGATATGCTCGCATCATACATGTGGAATGAAATGTCTCAGATATTTGAAAAACTACCTGCTGGTTTAGGCGCTGACGATACAATGACACGAGAATGTCTATACACTGCAATTAAACATATGACAGGCGATGGTGAGATTGTATTCGAACATACTACTATGGCAGATGACATAATCAACGAAGGTATGTTTAAGAATCTTGCAAAGGGTATCATGGGTAGAATTAGAAATAAACTTAGAAAAGTTAAAAAGAAAATCAAATTAGGCAAAAGAGCCAAAGATTTAATGGTGAAGTAATGATTAAGGATTTCAAGTCTTTATTCGAAGAAGAATCTACACCAGAAGTCATTTCTGAGGTAGACTCTATACAAACTAGAATGAAGAAACGCAGAGCAATGCGTAAGAACAAAGCGAAGATTGCCTTTGCACGAAAGAAGGCAATGAAGAGAAAGATTCTAGACCCAAAGAAACTTATGAAGAGGGCACAAAAACAAGCTCGAAGTAAGATTGCCTCAAGAATTCTAAAAGGTAAAAACAAAGCAGAATTGGGTATGGGTCAAAAGAGGGCTCTAGAAAAGATACTCGATAAGAAAACAAAAGCAATATCTAAACTTGCCAAGAAGATGTTGAAAGTCGTAAGACAAAAAGAAATGAACAAAGGCAAAAAGACATTAAAAGATATTGCACCAGGTAACGCAAAATGAAGATAAACACATTCAAGGGCATGGCAATCGATGACACATTGAGAGACTTGCAGATGACAGAAACAAATCTATTAGATAATCCATTCAGACTAGGTTCAATGATGTACTTTGAAGTAATCAAAGAGGCAAAAAAACTAGTTGCAGAAGGAAGATACAATCTTACAGAGATAGATAAACAAGTCTTAGAAACAAACTTAGGTG